CGCAGCGTTTTGGTGGAGAAGTTCAAGAAGAACGTCAGCAGGAAGCGTCAAGTCCTGCCCAAGTGGTCGGTGGAGCATCACGCACTTCATCAGCCTCGTCTGGTAAGAAGGTACGTCTAACAAAAGAAGATGTACGTCTTGCAGAAAAATGGGGTATACCTTTGGAACAGTATGCAGCCGAGAAGCTCAAAGTAGATAGAGCAGACGGTGAATACACTTCAGTATATTAATAGCGTGGAGGAAAAATAAAATGGCACGTAACACAAATATTTCACGTAATGCAGAGACTCGTGAACTCAATACAAGGGAACAAGATATGGAATATCGTGAACCAAGTATGTTGGATATTCCAGATTTTATTGCTGAACGATTTGCAAATCAAGGTCTAAAACTCCGTTGGATACGTATACTCCTAAAAGGCCAAGACGATTACAAAAATGTAGGTACTCGTATGCAAGAAGGTTGGCAGTTTGTTACAGTAGATGAAGTTCCAGAGTTACAGCATACATCCTTCGTGAGGGATGAAGGTCGATATCAGGGAGCAGTCTGTCGTGGAGATTTGGCCCTAGCAAAGATGCCTTTGGAAAAGGCACGTAATCGACAGGCATACTTTGAAAACAAAAGCAACGAGATGGTTGATGCAGTTAATCAACAACTTATGGGGCAAAGTGATTCAAGGATGCCAATTCGGAATAGTAGTAAAACAAATGTTACTAAAGGACGCACTCCTTCTTTTCAGGATGGCTAATTTAGTAGTGCAATTTTAAAAGGGAGAAAACAATGACTACAACTAAAGCATTGTCTGGCTTCCGGCCTTCTCGCAAACGAGGCAGTAACATGAACAATCAGGGTACTAATGAGTATCCAATTGCTTCAGGTTACAGCGCAAACATCTTTACAGGTGACTTGGTTCGTATTAATGCTGGAAATCTGGAAGTTATTACAACTGTTACTGAAGTTGTTCAGGGCGTATTCCAAGGATGTCGTTATGTAGCAAATGGTGAGCAGAAGTTCAGTAAATACTGGCCAGCTTCTACATCAGCTACCGATGCCTATGCAATCGTTGCTGACGATTCACGAGCAGTATTTGAAGTTCAAGCAGATGCATCCATTTCTGCTGGTGACCTTCATGGTTCACAAAACTTTGCTGTTACTCTTGGTTCAGGCTCTACCTTTACAGGTATGTCTGGTCATGGTGTTGAAGCAGCAACCCGTACAACAGGTATTGCAATGTGCCGTCCTTTGGATTCAGTTGATGAGCCGGGGAACGATGTGGCAGACGCAAATGAACGAGCTTATTTGAAACTGAATGTTCAACTTATTCAGCATACAGATAATTTCTTGACTGCTGCTGTTACTGCACCTGCAACCATTACAGCATATCTGCTAGGTTAAGGGAGAATAGATTATGGCGATAAATAGAGCAAGTATTGCAAAAGAACTTCTCCCCGGCCTAAACGCAGTGTTTGGGATGGAATATGGTGAAGTTGCAGACGAACACGCACCGTTGTTTGAGACTGAAAACTCAGACCGTGCATTTGAAGAAGAAGTGCTTTTCACAGGCTTCGGTACTGCACCTACTAAAGGTGAAGGTGCTGCTGTTGCTTATGACGATGCACAAGAAAGCTACACATCACGTTACACACATGAGACTGTTGCATTGGCATTTGCCGTAACAGAAGAAGCAATGGAAGATAATCTTTATGATACCTTCGCAAAGCTTCGTGCTCGTGGATTGGCTCGTGCAATGGCAAACACTAAGCAGGTTAAAGCTGCTGACGTGTTTAACAATGGCTTTAATGCAGCCTTTGCAGGTGGTGATGGTCAGCCTCTCTTCTCAACCTCACACCCAACTATTGGTGCTGGTAACCAATCAAATGACTTAGGTGGTACTGACTTGTCAGAAGCATCTTTGGAATCTGCATTGATTTCCATCTCTAAAGCTAAAGATGACCGTGGTATTCTGATTGGTCTGCAAGCTTCATCGCTGCACGTACCTTCAGACTTGGCATTTACTGCTGACCAAATTCTGAACAGCCAGATGTCAACAACCATTGGTGTAAACCCAACAACTGCAGCTAATGGTGCAACCAACGTAAATGACATTAACTCAATCCGAAATCAGGGTCTGATTCCGGGTGGGTTCTATGTCAACCGTAGGTTTACTGATACAAATGCTTGGTTCATTAAGACAGATTGTCCTAATGGTACAAAGATGTTTGTACGTGCTCCACTG